GGATAAACGACAATTCCGTGGGTGCAGCGGACTGCGGGCCGAAGAGCGCATAGAACTTCGGCAGGCCTGTGGTGGCGGGTGAGGTGTAGGCCTCACGTATGAAGTTCACATCCTTATTAAGGAGGTACGAGTACTGCCCCGTACCGTCGATAACAGCGAGTGAATACACCGCCAGAAAGTCATCCGGGCAACTGAGGTATGCATTGCCTGATGTGACCGTGCCGGTCACGTTCTTCCGCAAAGAGGGGAACTGCACCGAATTGAAGATGCGAGTTTCCGCCTGCCGAATGAACAGCGGTATTTGCGAGGAAAACGTCGCATCCGGGTTCTCGACGTAGCCTGCTATCGCAGCCTGCAATTGCGCGTAGTTCATAAGAACTTACGCCATAGGGCCGCGAGCGGTCGTGCCCTTGGTAGCTGCGCCATTGCCGCGAGTCTTAACCCCAGTGGTCTTGATGCCCTTCTGCGGGTATCCGTTTTGACCAAGGGGGTTTTTGTTCGGCTTGGGCTGGCTGTAGGTTGTGGTAGCCATATCAGCCTCCCCGGCGACCAGACTTCTTCTGGTTTGCTACTTTAGCCAGACCACGGCCCATCTTGAGCATCTGCATATTGGTCTTGCCACCAGCAGCGTAGCCCTTGGTCACTTTGCCACCACACGCTTTACCTTTCATAGTATTCTCCTATGTCACCGCCACAGTAACTGACCCAAGATGCAGGGTCATACGAAGGTAGTTTGGGGTAAGAAGCTGATCCGGGTTAGTACTCCCCCCAACAGGAGCCCAGCCCCACTGGATAATCCGGCTACCTTCACCAAGATTTCCATTAGCGAGTGTACCAGAGACTTGGTACGTTGTATCTCGTCGTGGATTCCGCAACGCCTGCGGGTCGTTTACGGGGTACATACCCAACTGCAACTGCGGGTGGTCAGGCTCCCAGCACGACGGACAGACCAGAATGTTGACGTTCTTGGTCTTGATAGTCAGGGTCTTGAGTTGCTTCAGCTTGTAGCGAAATCCACAGCGATCACACTGTGCTATCGCCCGTTTGCCTGTCGCAAACTGATTAGCCACGGATCACCTACCGAACATATAGCGCGGTACGAACCGCACTGGAGCCTTCTCGCGATCTTCTTCGGAAGCGGTGTTCCACGCCTCGTCATACTGCGCTTTGAGTACTTCCATCCGCGCCATAGCGTCGGGGATTTTCATCGACAGGTAGTACGCAAGCCCACAAACCAACGCGGGAAGGAACCTAAACGGCACATCCATCGTGTTAGTAGCTGACCCGGCATCCTGCATACGCCGCAGTCGCCAGTACACAAAGGTGTACGGCTGTGAGTTATCCGGCACAGGCCACACGGTAATCTCTGGCGATTCCAGCCGCTTGATCCATACTTGGATGGGCCGTCCCGTAGAGGTTTTCGTAGGGATGCTCGCGTAGGTAGACGAACTGATACGCGAGATAGTGATGTCAGCCTGAGTCGTACCGCTACCGGTACGGATCACATGATCCAGAAGATCGACAGTATCAACAGGCAGGGCGTAGGTAGCCGTGCCTGCTACAAGCGGAATTGTCCCCTGCTCCAGCGTCCATAGGTTGACGCCCCGATTGGCCCAATCCTGAAACAGCAGGTTCAAAGACCGGCGAGCGGTACGAAAGTCATAGCCCGACCGAAGCTCCGCACCACAACGCTCAAACGCCTCTTCGACTATATCGGAGAGGTCAAGATTAAATGTAGCGGTGCCTGAAGTGGTCATAGCAACATAGTCGCCGGTTTAGGAGCCGTCGTAAGTGCGGGAGTTACCGCAGGTTTAGGAGCCGTCGCCGCAGGGGAGGGAGCCGTCGCTACAGTTGTAGGCGTAGGAGTAGCCGGAGCCGGAGCCGACTGAGTAGGCGTTGTCGCAGGCTTGTAGTTCGTCGGAGACGCGCTGGGGGTCAGATAGCCATACGGCTGCTGACGTTGCATCATGCCTGCGTAGCCGCCCATCCGTTCAGCCATACCGCCGTAGCCACCCATACCGCCGTAGCCGCCACCCATACCGCCGTAGCCGCCACCCATACCGCCGTAGCCACCGCCGCCCATCATACCCATATAGCCGCTCATCTGGCGGGGCTGCATCATGCCCATGTAACCACCACTCTGCGGGGCACCATAACCGCCGTAGCCGCCATAGTCTCCGTAGCTGGGCATTCCGCCGTACATACTCGCTGGAGTCATATACCCGCCGCCGTAGCCGCCGCCCATACCGCCGTAGCCACCCATACCGCCGTAGCTTTGCGGACTAGCGTAACCATAACCACCGTAGCCACCACCGTAGCCGCCGCCCATACCGCCGTAGCTAGGCATACCGGCATAGCCGCCCATGCCACCGTAGCCACCGTAGCCACCGCCATAGCCACCCATACCGCCGTAGCTAGGCATACCGGCATAGCCGCCCATACCACCGTAGCCACCCATACCACCGTAGCCACCCATACCGCCCATGCCACCGTAGCTAGGCATAGCAGCGTAACCTTGAGCCATCATGGGCTGTGTACTCGTTTGAGTAGATGAAACCGCTGACGCGGAAGAAGGAGCGGGGGAAGAAGAGGGAGAGGGGGAGACAGATTTACCGCCGTTACCGCCGCCACCGCCACCGCCACCGCCACCGCCACCGAGGTATCCACCCGTAATCGGGTCAAAGAAAATACCGCTGTCGCGGGGATCAACCTCTTTAGGAGCTATGTAGGCGTAGTCGATACCGTACTTAGGCGACGAAGAACTTCGTCCCATAAGGTAATTAAGCATCATCTGGGTATGTGTCTGGTCTGGCATGACCGTTATCCTTTTTTACGAGGACGGCAAGCGCCGCCTTTAGCGTAAACGTCTACTATCTGAGGCGAATCTTTGCGAGTCACGCGGGTCTTGCGTGGCTGTTTGGTCGGGTTAATGTCGCCCATACCACGGGAGGGGCGCATTACTTCATCCTGACCATTTTGCCAGCGGTCTTACCCTTATGGGCAACACCATCGACTTTGCCGCCTTTGGCGTAGCCCATCTCCTTATGCTCCTTCTTCTCGTACTTCCGCAGCTTCTTGGGAGCACCTTTCAGAGCACGTTCTTCTTGCTTAGCGATCTTAGGGGTGTCTTTCTCTTTCCCCGCAGCCTCGCGCTTCTCATGCTTGGCGAGTTTGGTCTTGCCCTTCTTGGCAAAGTACGCCGCCATCTCGCCAGACATCTTACCCACTAGATAATTCTCCCACGGGTTTTGCCTTTCTTGGCACAGCCGTCAGCTTTTACGTGACCGCCTTTGGCGAAGCCAAACTTCTTAAATCTGTCCGCATACTGGTTATCGCTGCTAAGACCTTTTTCGCCCATTTCAGCCCGCTTACGCAGCTTTTCCAGTACGGCGTTCTTTGGATTTCTTGACTCCAGATCAGCCATGAAGCCTTTCATGCGGTCTTCTTTCGGCTTAGCAGCGGCTTTCGGTGCAGGTTTCGCCGCAGGTTTCGCCGCAGGTTTCGACGCAGCTTTCGGCGCAGCTTTTGCCGGAACTTCATCTACCGCTACGGGATTCGGGCGTTTGCGGGCGGTCACACCTACTTCAGGGGGTTGTTCGGCAAGGCGATTTGCTTGCTTTTTGCGCGAGCTTTCCGTACCGAAAGTACCAGACCACGTTACACGGGGGTCTCGGCTGGAAGACGAGCCAAGACGCTTTTTGAGGAATTCACCAACACTAATTCTAGCCATCTCCGTTCTCCTTAAATCATCCGACCTTTGGTTTTGCCTTTGACGCAGCAGCCGTCGCCGCGACCCTTGCTGGCTTTTACTTTGCCGCCTTTGGCGTAGCCGGGGGCGGGGAAAAGCTGGCTTTCGTTGTACTTCTTCCTTTCCTTATCGCGCTTCCGATCTCTTTCATCGGAATCTTCCTTCGATTTGCGCTGGTCTTCCCCCATCTCTTCGAGGAATTTCTTGCGCTCCGGGGTCATCGGAGGAGCAGTTTCTTCTCCCCGCGAGGCTTCATACGGGTCATTCTTAGGCATTACTTTTTCCTCAGTTTGCCAAGTGTTTTAGCGAGCCTCGCCCGTTGACCGATAAGTCCGGGTTTCTTGGCAGCTATCTCAAGTTTCTTAGGAGGAATCGGCCCTTTCTTTATGCCCATCTGTTTACGAAGGGCACCGGGTTTCTTGATGGCTTTCTGAATCCACTTCTCAGCCATGTCAGCAGTTCCACGCCCGAAGCGACTTGTTGATCCGCGAATTCGGATCATTTGCCGTCTTTGAGCTAGTGTTTTTCTTCTTCATGCCTTTCATCCGGGCACAAAAAGAGTCACGGCGAGGGCCACCTTCAGGCTGCGGAGCCTTCAGCCCCGGCTTACCGGGGTTGGCCTTGTTGTACGAAGCCCTGCCTTTAGCATTCAAGCCGCCAGCAGGGTTCTTACCTTCTTTGCGAGTCCATGCCGGTGTCTTAGGCATAGAACGCAGTCACCGTGCAGCCAGACAACGTAGCGTGTACGTCTGTTTCAAACAGAATCCCGTTGTCCGGGATATACACGCTGTTCATAGCCCCCGTACTTGCCGCAGAGGCGGGTATATCCATCTGGAACTCGATGCCACCAGAAGCGCCACCGTCTCGCAGAATGATGCTACCTGCCGTAGCCCCGGATACAACAACGAGGCTTCTGATACGCGTCCGATAGCTGACAAGTGTCCCCGTCGCAGCGAGGTAGACACTTTTTATGTCGGTTTGCATACTCATGGCGTTACTCCCTGTTCAGCTATTAGACGCTGGCGGGGTTTGCGCTACCGTCGTCAGCACGCTGAACGTACTGCACGTTAATGACAGCGCGGCCAACGCCAGCCGCAGTACCGACCGCGTAGCGCATCCAAAGCTGGGTATCTGCGGTCGTGGACAGCGTAGCCCACGCCAGTACGTTTGCAATTGCACTGGTCGTGAACCGACCGCCGCCCGTCGTTGCCGTAGCGGCGAAAAGCGTTGCGCCACCCGAAGCCGTGCCGACAGAGATCGTGGAGGTCGAGGTACCGCCGGGAACGACGATCTGGTCAACGACGATGTTAATGATGGCAGCGCCTTCCGGGATGTTGCCGAACTGAACATCGACGTTACCCACGGCAGCCGTCACGACACCCGTGTCGTAGGACTGAGTAAGAACGACAAGACCGGTATTACGGCCCTGAGCTACGGTGCCTTCGCGGATGGTGCCAGAACGAATAGGGCCGGAGAAAGTCGAAAAAGACATGATGGTTCCTCATATGCGAGTTCCCCATCCATCTGCATATAGTCTGCCGGGACAGTGCGGATGGGGCTATTTCCCCGGAGTATGATTTTTATAACACGAAGAAGTAGACGACGCAACAACTGTAGATAAAAAAACGCCCCCGTGAGGAGGCGTATAAAAGGCCGGGGAGGACAAGCCCCGGCTACAGGAGGATCGATCAGGTCGAACCGGGGGAGCCCCAGATACCCAGTGGATCAGACCAGCCGAAGCTGTAACGCTCGCGGGCCTTGTACCGGACGTTGCCGGTGTCGAAGTCGCCGTCCATCGAAGTGCTCATGGGAGCGCGGACGAAGTGCTTCAGGCCGTTGGGTACGTCAGTGGTGAGGAACCACGCGTTGGTGTCGGTCAGGAAGTGATTGACCGTGTAGCCTTCCGGGATTGCACCCATCTGCTTCAGCGCGTTGATGTCGTTGTCGGTCGTGCTGACGCGGAGTTCCGTGTCGAGCAGTCGCTTGGCGACGAACATCAGTGCCGGAGGAATGATGAGCTTACGCGGCTTGGCTGCGATCAGCAGACCACGCTCGTCAGTCCACGCTGCGATTTGAATAACCGCTGCTTCCAGAGCCGTTTCGTTCAGGTCAACACCGGTCGAGGGGCTGTTGTAGTTAACAGCGCCGCTAACCAGCGGGTGACCAACACGGGTGCTGGAGGAGTTGTTACCGAACAGGGTGGTGCCGTCACCGCCAAGGTAGTTGCCGTTGAATCCTTGGTTAAGGATCGACGCAGCTTTTACCTGCTTGGTGTACGCCATCGCACGGGCCAGAGCCTTGGTGTAGCGAGCCGACAGACTGTCGTAGAGGTTGTCTTCTACGGCTTCTTCGGTGATCGCAAAGCCAAGAGCGATAGTCTCGTGGGTGTAGCGAGCAGTCCACGCCTCTTGCGCGTTGTCATACGCGATAGCAGCGCCTTCCGACTTGACCGGTGCAGCCGCGAAGCCGGAGAGTTTCGTCTCCTCTTCAAAGCTACGCTCGGACGTTTCGGTGTCATAAACTTCCTTGTGCTCTTCGCCGTAGCGCGAGTACTCCATGCCGAACAGTGCGTTCAGGCCGGGAAGGAGTTCCTTCAGAAGCTGGGAACGTGAAATAGCCATTGATCGTTACT